AGAAAGGAGCTTGAACGTGAGTCTACTAGATCAAATCAAAACACAAGCAAACATCACCGACAGCGTTCTCGTGTCTTTCAGCATGGGAAAAGATAGTATCGCCGTGATGGATTTATGCTTCAAATACTTTAGGCACGTACAACCATTTTTCATGTACATGGTGCCAGGACTTCAATTTCAAGAAGAAGCACTGACTAAGTATGAACATCATTACAATACTGAAATTATCCGTGTACCGCATTTTGAAACGGCAGACTTTTATCGTTATGGTTCTTTCCGTGATCCTGACTACAGTGTGCCACGTGTCAAAATACGAGGTATCTATGCTTATTTACGTAAACAGACCGGTATTACATGGATAGCTGGCGGTGAGAAGATTAACGACTCAATTGTCCGAAGAGCGATGTTAAAACATTCAGGTAGTATAGACACTCAACGAGGACGTTTTTACCCTGTGATGTATTGGACGGATAAAGAAGTTAAGCACTACATCAAAATGAACAAGCTATTATATCCAAAGTTCAATCAAGAACTAGGATTTAGCTTTCATAGCTTAGCCGGTAAAGAACTATCAGCAATCAAACATATATACCCGCAGGACTACGAGAGGATATTGAAGTTCTTCCCGGAAGCACAGGCAGGTGTTTTACGTTATGAGACTTACCAGAAAGGAGGAGATGAATAATGCCTAGAGTACCGTCAAGTGTTAAAAGTCCTTGGGTAACAACCACTTGGGAAAGAGCGCAAAAACGTACGCTTGCCAAGGCTGATGAATTTGCAAAAGGATTTGAAGGAATGGGTAAAGCGCCCAAAGATACTGCAAAAGACCCTATGACGGCAGTCCGTCAACGTGTAATGAAGCAGCATCCAGAGTTAAGCAAGATTAAGGCCTATAAATATGCCCGTACCAAAGACAAAATTGGTCGTCAAATTATGAGAATGCGTGAACGAGGAATGAGTAATGCGGATATTACCAAGAAGTTGGGCGCTAAAGGTAAACATGGCTCTTCTGGCAAGTCAAGTGGATAAGAGGTGAGATTAAATGGCAAAGCGTAAACAATTACAGTCGTTTGAGTATGGAACAATTACCCGTGACAAAATCAAAACCGCTGACTACAATCCACGTTTAATTGACGAGGATAATTTGAAAAAGCTAACTAAAGGAATCCGTGAACATGGATTAGTAACCCCGCTCGTTTGGAATAAACGGACGGGTATTTTAGTTAGTGGTCATCAACGATTAGCGGCAGCAGATAAGATTTATCGTAAAAATGATTATGAAGTACCTGTTGCAATTATTGATGTTGACGAGAAAGAAGAAAAGACACTTAACGTCCAACTCAATAATCCATCAATGCAAGGTAGCTGGGACTTAGGCGCCTTAGCCGACTTGAACGCTGACGGTATTAACTGGGACGATATGGGCTTTAACAAGGCTGACATTGACTTTATGTATGATGGCGAGATTGATTTCGATGCAGATACTAGTGATGAACTTAATGGTGTTGCTGATGGTGATAGCAGCATGGATGAACAGTCGGTGGTAAGTAAGCGTGACACTCCATTTGATGAAGAAGTCGAAGATGAGAAAGACAAGCTTGCTGATATGTCCGAGTTAAACGATGAGGACGGTCTGGAAGAATTTAATAAGAAAAAAGCTGAGTTTCGTCATAAGGATAACGACAATACGATCATTAATTTCTATACTAAAGTAGTATTTCCTAGCAATGAAGCAAAGAAGGACTTCTACCGTAAAGCCAATATACCAGCCAATGAAGAGTACATAACGTTTGACCAGATGAAACGATATTTTAAGGAGTGATGATTAATGAGCAGGCAATTAAAACTATTCTATTCAATGCCACGTCCCTCTGCTTCACGTAGTGCCTCTACTCGCTCTGTTAGTAAACGGGCTTCAACTGGACGCAGTAGCGGTTAGGAATGATGATTTGTGACAAAAATCAATGAAAAAACCGTGCAATCCATGAAGCAGAATTTAATATTAGGATTGAGCCTCAAGGAAGCCTGTGAATTAGAAGATATAAGCACCTCGACGTGGCGCAGATATGAGGGAAAACATCCAGAAATTAGGCGGAAAAGGAAGCAATGGCAAAAGGCACTAATAATTCGCTCTAAAGTTATTATTGCTAACAAGGTATTTGATAAGAAAAAGCCAAGTGGCTATTATGCACAATACATTCTTGATCGTGAATTAGAACGAGAGACTAAAAACGCTCAAAACGCTTTAACACGTGCTAATGCACGAAAAATCAATGCTGAAATTGAAAGAATTAAAGCTGAGACAAAACGACTTAACTCAAACGATGAGGGTATTACTAAGATTGTATTCAGTGACGACTTAAAGCCAGATAAAGAGGACGATAGCAAACAGAAAGGAAATGAAGATGATGGAGCAGACACTAAGTCTAAGTAAAATTGTTGGCGGCGGCTATTATGATTTTTGGCACGATAAGCACTTCTACCGTGTTGTCAAGGGCTCACGTGCTAGCAAGAAAAGCAAGACAACCGCTCTTAACATGATTTATCGCTTAATGAAATATCCTTGGTCTAACTTACTTGTTGTACGACGCTACTCAAACACTAATCGACAGTCAACCTATGCGGATCTCGTATGGGCTATCCATCGTTTTCACGCTGAGCATCTTTTCAAATGCAATCCATCCATGCCGGAGATAGTCTATAAGCCAACAGGTCAACGGATTATCTTTCGTGGGCTTGATAAGGCTTTGAAACTTACTTCAATTACTGTTACGCACGGGTATTTATGCTTTTGCTGGTTGGAGGAGGCATATGAGGTGGAAAGCGAGGATAAACTTGAAACCCTAGCCGAATCTATTCGTGGGAAAATGGACGCGCCGGACGCCTTTAAGCAAATTACCATCAGCTTCAATCCATGGAACAAAAATCATTGGTTAAAGCGAACGTTCTTTGATCCCGAGACACGCAAAGATGATGTATTTACTCAAACTACTACGTTCAGGTGTAATGAGTGGCTAGACGATAAGGATAGAAATCGTTACTTAGATTTATATAGAACTAATCCTCGCCGTGCTAAGGTGGCAGCAGATGGTGACTGGGGTGTAAGCGAGGGCTTAGTCTTTGAAGATAACGTTGAACTTGTCGACTTTGACCCACAAGAAAAGCTGACTGAATGCGGACACGCTGGATTTGGGCTTGACTATGGCTTTGGTGGTGATCCGAATGCATTTGTAGCATTGGCAATTGATCCAAAGAGCAAGAACATTTGGATTTACGATGAGATGTATACATACCAGCAGACAACGCCACATATTGCTGAATGGCTTAAGAAAAATGGCTATCAACATGCAAACATCTATGCTGATTCTGCTTCACCAGAGCGCACACAACAGCTTTTAGACTTGGATATAGATAATATTCAATCTGTTGTTAAAACGCCAATAGAGGCTGGAATAGATCAATTGTGGCAATACAAAATCCACGTTCACCCGAAATGCAAAAACATTTGGAACGAGTTCAATAATTATGTATTTGATACTGACAACATCGGTAACACGCTCAATCGACCCAAAGACGAGAATAATCACGCAATGGACGCGTTAAGGTATGCTGTTAGGCAGTATATGGATATGTATGATGGCTCGATGGGCGTTGATTGGGGTAATCAGTATCACATCGCTAGAGAAATGGGGCTTGATATTTAATGCAAAACACAATTCCACAACAACATCGCTTTGATTTGGAAGCTAACCGAGAATATCAAGTTCCGGTTAGCTATTTTAATACGATTAAAGATTATCCAATGCAACTATACGAAACAGCTTATAAGTTCATTCGTCACCACATCGACAGAGAGGTGCCACGATTAAAAGAGCTTATGCGCTATTACTATGCTGATACTAAGATTAAGAAATGGGCTGGGTCACCCAATCCGGATAATGCGCATAATCGAGTGTCAACAGGCTTTGCACGTTATATTACTAACATTCGTGTGGGCTACTTCATGGGTAACGATATTCAATACAAGATAGCGACTGATAATGACAACATGAAGTCTTTATCCGAAAGGCTTGATGACTTACTTACTCATTACAACGACAATGCAAACACGCCTTACATTGATGAAATGCTTAAAAAGGATTTATCAATCATGGGTCGTGCTTATGATCTTGTCTACGTTAACGAAGGTGAAACAACGTTAAACTTAGCAAAGATTGACCCGACAACGTGTTTTGTTGTTTATGATGATTCAATCAAGGCTAAGCCATTGTTTGCTGTTCGCTATTACCAGACAGGCGTTTTAGATGAGTTGCTACGTGAGAATTACGAGATTTACACTGACTCGATGGTCTATCGCTATCATTCAGACGGCGGATTGCCTGAGACTAACTCGCCAGTTAATAACGTTGTATTTGACGGTCAAGAGCCTTTGTTCTTTGAACATGTTCCGTTAACTGAATATAAGAACAACGAAGAGCGTTTAGGGGATTGGGAGCCTGAAATTGATCAGATGGACGCATTAGACAAGGCAATCTCCACAATGGCAAACTTTCAAGAGGACTTTAACGATGCTGCAATGGTGGCAACCGGTCGCTTTGCTAATAAGACTAAGCCGGTTTATGCAAAAGATAAGCAAGGCAACGTCCAAATGGGAAAAGATGGTAAGCCAGTTGTATTGGTACCACCTAGACCGATCATTGATCCTAAACATCATATGTTTTACTTGGAGCCTTACATTGCACGTACTGGATTAAGTGAAGGACAGCGCACAGTCGTAACTCCTACGCTTCAATATATTACAAAGCAATACGATTCCGCCGGCTGGTCTACTTACACTAATTTTTTGATTAATGAAATTCATAAGTATACCAATACACCAAACGTCAACGATCCTAACTTCGCTTCTAATGCGTCCGGTGTCGCAATGAGTTACAAGTTGTGGGGAAGTGATCAAGAGCGCAAAGTACAAGAAGCGTTGTATAAGCGTGGATTACGCTCTCGCGTTAGCTCATGTATCGCTTACTGGAATAAGATTAACGCTTTACCAGGTGAAAATGATGTGTCTGTTGTTGCTGATATGGTCAAGCCTAACTTCGACCCTAACTTGCCGAAGAATGATCAAGAAACTGCTCAATTGATTCAAACGTTAGCAGGTATTCCGGGACTCGAAAGTATGAAGTCCTTGCGAGAAATCGCTCAAAAGATTACTAATGTGCCGGCTGATGATGAAAAACAGCGAATTGATGATGAAAAGCAAGAGGAACTCAAAGAAGAGGACGACTTTAAGCAAGGACGCACTGGAATTGGCAATATCTTTGCTACTGGTGAACCGGCAGAAGTTGAAAACAAGCCCAAAGGTGATAACTAATGACTGATAAAGAATGGTTCGATCAGTTAGATAAGATATTTAATCCAAATAGTCCAAGCGTTGTTGCTTTACGCGATGCGGTAGAACATGCAGAGCATAAGCAAGAGGTTACTTTTGATCACTTCTTTAATAACGGCTTGAAATGGAATGATAAAGCAGACCCGGCAGATGTAAAAGCGGTGTTCGATGCCTTACGTGAGTTGCGCAACATAGCTCATACACCACAGCAGAAAGCTGTTGTCGGTGCCTTGCTGAACAATCTACCGTATAAGACCAATCTGGACGTAGCAAAGCTTACAAGTCGAATTAACATTGCTATGCTTGGCCTTGATGTTGCTAAGAAGTTGCAAACTGAACAAACGGAAATTGTTAATAAGGTAACTGAATTAACTGGTAAGCAACACGGTGGATATAATACCCAACTGAGACGCCGTGCTTTGCTCCGTGTAGCCACTCAAACGGGTAATGATACAGATACATTGCCACTCATCTTCAAGCACGCACAACGCCTTTCGATGGATTTAGACAAGGTGATTGATTTTCAAGTTAAAAATCATATGAACCCCAATTCATTAAAAAAGGCAGCCAAAGAAGCGCTTGAAGGTGACAAGCAGTGGAATTATAACTCTGATAAATGGCGATCAACGGTGCAGAAACGATATATGCACACGAAAGCAAATCTTGAACGGATATTTGTTACTGAGGCTAAGGCAACTCAAATGAAAGCCACTGCAAAAAGCCTTAAAAATGACGGCTATAAATACGTTAAGGTGGTGAGCCGTCACAGTACCAATGTCTGTAAATATTGTGAGGGAATGGACGGGACAAAAGTTAAAATCGACAGTATTGTGGTTGGTATTAACGTGCCACCATTCCACCCGCGCTGTGCATGTAATATCATTCCGGCTGAAACACCAGTCAAGGAAGCGCTAGAAGATTTAGGATTGTGAGGTAGTTTTATGGACAGATTTGAACTAAAAGATGATGGCCTATATATCAACGACAAACGCATTTCATGTATTAAAAGTTTGAAGATTGATTGCCCAGATCACAGCGAATTTTCAACACTAACAATTCAAATAGTTGGTAAGTTAAAAGGTATCGATTTCGGAAAAGCTAAGCAGTATGACTTTATAAAGCCACGCATTGAAGATGATTTATAAAAATGAATAAATTACAAATAGGTATTTTTATATTGCTGTTTGCTACATTGTGCCTCTGTATAGGAGCATTCTTTTACGTCAACGATACGGTAACAAAGGTGCTTGCAGTGCTGATCGGCGTGCAAACGGTAAACAATTTAATACAAGAAGTTAAGAGATTATAGCGACTATTCAAACGGATAGCCGCTTTTATTATGCCTTCAAACGTGCTGACAGGCGTTAAAGAGCGGACGGGTTCCCTCGACGGAGGTTAAACGGAATTCATCGACGGATGTAAAACGGAGGTATTGATAATGGAAAACGAAAATAAAGTTCAAACTCAACAGCCTGTACAAGAACAGGATAATCAGCCAACTCAAAACGAGGGGCAAGAAGAGAAGCCTAAAGTAGAGTTCACGCCTGAACAGCAAAAAGCTATTAGTGCTTTACTTGATTCCAAGATTGCTAAGGAACGAATCAAAGCAGATCAAGAAAAGCGAGATGCCATCGATAAGGCTATTGCACGTACTAAGATGTCTGCTGAAGAGCGAGCTAAAGCGGAACAAAAAGACCGTGAAGATGAGTTCAATCGCAAGCAACAAGACTTAGATCGTCAATTACGGGAAGTAAAAACTAAGTCAACGTTGATCGATAAGGGTATTACTACTGATCTGCTACCACTCGTTATGGGCGCTGATGATGACGAAACTTCACAACGTTTGGATTTATTAGATCGATACGTTCAAAAGAAAGTACAAGAAGCCACCGAAAAGCTAATGCGAGGCAAGCAAAACCCAACTGGTGGCAATGGTGGCAGCACTGTATCAACAAGTGATAATCCTTGGTCTGCTCAAGGGTGGAATTTAACAAAGCAAAACGAAATTTTAATGAATAATCCAGAACAAGCCCAGCAAATGATTGCACAAGCGCAACCAAAGCAGGACTTTTACTTTGGAATGAATAATTAAGGAGTGAAATAAACTATGGCAGATATTACTACCGCAACAAAATTAGCTGATATGCAAATTCCTGAAAGCTGGGCACAATACACCGCTCAACGTTCAGTAGAACAAGACCAATTCTTTCAATCAGGTGTTATTGCCGCTGTTCCTAATTTAGCTTCACAGCTTGCAGGAGGCGGTTTTTTAGTTAACATGCCTTTTATCAAGCCATTAGCCGACACTGACCCACAGATTCCTGATGATAATAAAGATATTCAATTAAACACGATCGCTAGTGGTCTATCGCAAGCACGGGAATATGGAATGAACCAAGCATGGAGCGCAACCGATTTATCACGGGAATTATCCGGTACAGATCCATTAGCGGCTATCTCTACTTCAGTGGCAGATTATTGGCGACACATTAATGAAAAGATCCTTTTAAAGACTTTAGACGGTGTTTTCTCATCTACTTCAATGACTGGAATTAATCAATTTAACGCTACTGACGGTCGTCGGACAGACAATACTTTCTCGTTAGCAAACTTTAACAAGGCTCGTTTCCAACTTGGCGATCGTTACCGTGATTTAGCCGTTGTAGCAGTTCATTCAAACATTCTCCAACAATTGCAAAATGCTAACATCGTTGATCCAAAGACTGGAAACACCATTCTAATCAATGGCAATCAATTACCAACTCAAATTTCCGCACCAAACCCAGGCGACACTATCAAGGGTGTACGGATTGTTGTAGATGACTCTCTTCCCAACAAAGATGGTAAATATACAAGTTACTTATTCGCTACTGGCGCCTTTGGCTGGTCTGAATTGCCAGTTGATCATGCGGTTGCTACTGGACGGGATGAATTACGCTTTAACGGTGTTGACTATCTTGTAAATCGTCGTCGATTTGTACTTGCACCTGCTGGAATGAGTTGGAATGAAACTACTTTCCAATCAGAAAACATGGATAAAATATCTCACAAGCCGGCAGCGTTCCCAACGATGGATAACATCGGAAATGGTAATTACTGGACTCGGGTAGCTGATCAAAAGCTTATTCCATTCGTTAAGTTTACAACCTCTGATGAACCAATTAAGCAAACTACTACGCCGACATCAAACATGCCAGTATCTAGTGCAACTGCTTCAAGTGCTCCAGCTTCTAGTGCCGGATCAAGTGCAGCATCAGCTGGCAAGTAATGAGGTGATTTAATGGCTGAATTAGACGCAACAAACGATATTCAACGTATGCAAGCCCTATTAGGCGTTGAATTAGACGATGCCGACAAAGGTCGAGTAGAAACTTATATCGTGCAGGCTAAACAAGCCATTATGATTTACATTCGCAAGTATCTTGATGATGATACGTTCCCAACTGAATTGAATTATCTAGTGGATCAGCTGACGTTAGCAAAATACAACAAGTTTCATAACGAGGGTATGAACAGCATTTCAGAAGAAGGATTGTCGATGTCTTTTAATTCAAATGAATTGAAAGATTATTTACCTGATATTGAAGCTTGGATTGACTCTACTGGTAAGAACGATGATTTAGCCGGTAATGCAATCGGGTGGTTCTAATGAGATACGACAAGACAGTTTACCTTATTACTGAAACTGCTAACGATGGTGATGAACTCAACTTTGAGGGCACGACAACCGCTAAAAAGGTAAAAGCTAACGTGAAGCGAACGAATCTGACACTAGGTAATGGCGAAATGTATGACGCTACTGTTGTACGTGTTTATGGCGAATGTGAAGCTGATAAGATCGGCTTTGCTGATTATGACCAAAAAAGTGGCAGAGGTGCTAGGAAGATTCAGAAAGTCGGACGGCACTTCAACCGCACTGATTTCTATATCGTTAATAGCGAGGTGATCTTCAATGACAAATGATAGCTATGAGAACTTGCCACGTGTTAATTTTTCCGTTAATACTAGCGATTTTGAGCGTGCAAGAGCAGTCGCCCAAAACTTAGCACGTATGGGAATGCCAGAAGCAATGGCAGAGTTCAATCGTGAATATGCACGTGCTAAGGCGGCTAGCAAAATCTTTATGCGTAATGCGGCAGCTGAGGAAGTTGACGAAGCACAAAAGATTGAAAGCCAAAAGGTAGGTCACAGCAAAAGCGGTTATGTGCCTACTGGGACGCTACAAGGCAGTATCACGCCACAATTTAGTGAAGATGGTATGAAAGTTAGCGTCGTGCCCCTTGCGACTGCTGAGGACGCTGAAAAAGCCCGTAAGCAGATCAAACAAGGGGAGAAAAAGATACGCAAAGTAAATAAGCCCTCAAAAAATAAAGATGCTTATTACTACGGTACAGCGGTGGAATTTGGCAAAGGGAGAAATCCTAAAGAGCCATTTATGAAACCGAGTGGCGAAAAGGTAGCCGCTCATCTTGATAAGAAGTTTGAAGATACAATGCGACAAGCATTAGAGTAGGAGGCAATATGGGCCCAGAAGCAGACCTAATTGTGCAGGTCAAAAAGGCTCTTCACCAGGTAAGAGCCCCCGTTTATTACGACGGGCAAAAACACGATGCTGAATATCCACAAGTGATTATCGATTTAAGCGGTATTCAAAATGAGCCTCGTTCTTATAAAGGGATCGAGGAAACTAAACTCACCATTTCTGTGGATGTTTACAGCAAAATAGATAGACTTGATATATTGCTAGACATTAGCAATCAAGTTAGAAACATTATGCAACAAGTACGATGCGCACACTGGCGATCAGAATTTGACGATTACAGCGTGCGTATTTTAGTTGATGAGTCATACCAAGGAGAGCCACTCAAAAGAGCGGCTTTTTTATTCGACTTCATTACTTACGGAATAGCAATTAAGAAAGGAAGTAATTAATTATGGCAGGATTTCCAGGAAGTCTCGCAGATATTGACCCAAATGAAATGAGCAAGGCCGACCTGATCGTTTATGGATGCAAGTTTCCATGGGACGAGAAGAAGGCCCTAATTCACCTGCTCGGTCTGCAAGCTGGTACTTCAACTACCAACACACTTGGTAGCAGTGCCATCAATTTGAAGGGCGGCACCGTTCACGCACCGGGCCAGCACGCAGAAACATTCGTTGTTGACAGTTACTGGCGCAAGAAGGACGACTACATTGCTCAAAGCCTTAAGCGTTGTGTCCGCGAAAAGGTTATGCTGGGTATTTTCCGATTTGACTTCAATCGTAAGGTAGCAGACCCAGCTGATCCTAAGCAATTCGTTGTTCCAGGCACTTATGGCAAAGCATATCCAAACGGTATGCCTAACACCGAAGCAGTTAACAACCTGCTGCACTCAAACATCACCTACAACATCGAAGGTGACTCCGTTGAAGGTGTTACTAAGCAGAGCGAACTTGAACCAGACCTATACAAGGTTGGCCTGGCACTGTACGACTACGCCCACAACACGGACATTGGTGAAACTATGGATCCAACTCCAGACCCACTTGATGAATACTTGAAGAACAAAGGCAGTTCAGGTTCTGCTTTGCCTTTAGCACAACAAGGAAAATAAGGAGGAATTAAGCCATGCAAGCATTAACAATTCAAGTAAATCCACAATCACAACCAGCAGTATTTACGCCTAAGCTTAACTACGGTTTCTATTTGCAAACTCGGGATGATAAGGCATTATCACAAAGTGGCCAAGATGGTTTTTCAGCATTAGTCAACGGCTTGTTAGACAACAACGTCGATATGATTATCGCTGCTTACTATCATTCGTTAGCTTGGTACAAGCGTAATCAACCATCTGAAACTGCTGTCGAAGAAGCACTCGAAACAGCAATTTTTAGTGACGAAAAGGCAACAGATGAAGCCTTTGATGATATTCTCAAAGACTTACAATCTAATGATTTTTTAGCCCGGAAATTGAACGAGTTTATCAAGAACAACGACAAGTTGACAGCTACAATGAAGAAACATATCGAATCCATGACGGACGAAGACAAGAAAGATCAAATGGAGATTGGTATGAGCCAAATCGACGACTCAACAACGAAGCTTCAACAGTTGATGACTCAGCAAGAATCATCGCCGAAGCCAGACGAATCGGACTCACACCTGTTGAACTAAAAGAATTAACACCTAGGGAGTTTAAAGCAGTCCGGCGAGGCTACCAACTCCATTTAGTCGATCAAAGAGATTTGACTTTGTTTGCGAAGACGGTACCACAACAGACTGTCCCACTCGAACCTCAACAACCAATAGCCGACTTGATTAAACAGTTACAAGAACGTAATCAAGCTATCGGTAAAGATATTGCTGAGGGACGAGATGAACAGCCACAGGTACCGAAGAAAACTATTGCAAGTCAATTGCTAATGGAAATGCTGGGAGGAGGGTAGTTCATGAGTAGTCCAGTTGTTGCAAAAGAGTTTCTTTGGAAATTCCGTGATGAAATTACACAAGGTGTCGCTAAATCCCGTCAAGCTATGCAAGAAGCAGTTTCCGTAGCTAAAGAAGCAGGTACGAAAGTATCTGATACTGGCGAAGACTGGAAAAAGATGGGTAACGATGCAAAAGAGGCCGCTCAAGATACTTCTCAATCCCTAGATAGTATGAAAGAAAAGTTGCTGTCATATCAGCATGCTGCTACCGATGCTTCTAAGAATATCCGAGAACAAGTTGGGATAGTAAAAGAAGACCTTAATGGTATTCCGAAGCAAAAGATTATTAATCTAAAAGCTAAAGCGACTGACGATGCAATCAAAGCTCATGAAAAAATGATTCATGATATACCACCCGAAAAGTGGACCAAGTTATATATAAAAGACGCTTTTAGTAATCGTCTACAAGATTTCAAGAAAAAAATTCATGATATACCGGAACAGAAATCCATTTGGCTAAAAATCAAAGACGGCTTTTCTAATTCTCTGAAAAACGCTCAACAAGATGCTGACAATACGAAAAAGTCATTTTTAAATCTTCATGATGTAATAGCTGGAACATTTATCGGTAATGCGGTGCTTAATGGTATCTACGCCATAGGCGATGGATTGAAAGGTCTAATCGCTACTGGGTATCAGTACACACGCCAGCAACAGACAATGATTGCCAGCTGGAATACGTTGACTGGGTCTGCTTCTAAAGGGCAAGAAATGGTCGACATGACTAATAAACTTGCTATTTCAGCACAGAACTCGACTGAAATGGTCAATGATTTAAACCAAAAATTCTATGCTGTTACAAATAGCGCTGGCAAAACTAAAGACCTTTCGCAGGCTGTTTTGACGTTACAGGATGCTTTTAATCAAAGCGATGCGTCTATTAAGAACTTTTCGACTCAATGGGCGCAAATGGTTGGTAATGGCAAAGCAAGTGCACAAGACATGCTGTCAATTCAGAATGTGTTTCCAAAGTTCCGGCAAGAATTATTAGCTTATGAGCGTGATGCAACTCACAACAAGAATCTTACTATACAACAACTGAATGACATGATAAGCGCTGGGAAGATCAGCTCTAAGGCAATGAATGATGTCCTTATTGGCATGGGAAACAAATACAAAGATGCTACTAAGAACTTCGCTAGCACACTTGATGGTATGGGTCGGATAATTAAGACAACCGCCCCACGTTTGCTCGGTGCATTAGTTGAACCATTTACTAAAGCACAAAGCCCCGTTTATGCCGCTGTATCAAAATGGGTCTCTGATACCAAGACAAGGAATGAGTTCAATAAGCTTGGGAAAGTCACTTCACAGGGGATGGCCAAGATCGCTCAAGCATTTGCAGGTGGACACGTTGGAACGGGCCAAATACAGCGAGAATTAGATAATCTTGTAATTCGTTTAGAAAAAAAGATTAGAACTATGACAAATATTATCGCTAGGAACGCTGGGAACATTAAAGCAACGTTTAGCATTGTTGGCTCAATTATTAAAATCTTTGCTAAAGGTGCGGGCGCAGCTATTATGGATGTAGTTCGTATCTTCGGTATTTTTGGTTCCTCTGCTAAAAATTCGGCGTCCCCACTTCAGGTACTATCTAATTTACTAAAGAGAATTGCTGATAATAAAGTAGCTATTCAAACTTTGGGCATTGTTATGCTTTCAGTTTTTACGGTCAATAAATACGTTGCTTTCCTAAAGTGGATCCAAGACTTAAAGAAAACGATGGTATTGTCAACGACAATAGATGTCGTTAAAAAATTAGGCTCAGCATTTAAATTTTTAGCAGGAACTGGGATTAAGGTACTGGGTGGTTTGATTTCTGGTACTAAAGAATTAACAGTAGCTAACGCTGCGCTTGATATTGCATTAAGCCCTATTACGTGGGCAGTTGTTGCCGTAGCTGCTCTTGGCGTTGCATTCTATGAAGCTTACAAACATATTAAGCCATTTCGAGATGCTGTAAACAAATTAGGAAAAGCCATTAAGAATACTTTTACCGGTAAAGCAGGATGGGAAAAGAACTTTGTCAAAGGATTTAAGAGCCTTGAAAAAGATTTCGGACGAATTGGCAAGAGCATTGGTAAAGAAGCATCAAAGATTGGCAAGGGTATTAAGAATACTTTTACCGGTAAAGCAGGATGGGAAAAGGATCTAAAAAAGAACTTTTCCAACATGCAAAAGGAATACCAAAAGTATTCTAAAAATCAAACCCGTTTGCAACAGCGAGAACAAAAAGAACAGCAAAAACGCTGGAACAATTTCTGGTCTGGATTGACTAAAAAAGCCCGTGCATCATGGAATGATATTTCTAAAAAGACAAGAAACGGCGTTAAAGACGTTGCTAAGTCCATGAAGTCAAAATCTAAACAGATTGGAAAAACATGGGATAGTACTTGGGATAATGTTGGGGATATTACACGCAATGCGTGGAAAAAAATTAAACAGCATTCTTCACGAGGAATGAGTAACGTTTCTAAGACTACTCAATCACACTTTAAGACGATGCAAAAAGGCTGGGATAATGGCTGGTCTACGGTGAAACAGATTTCTCGTGGTGCTTGGTCAAACATTAAACAACATTCTTCAAATGGTATTGATAATGTTTATAGTGCTATCTCCAGTGGATTAAACACGATTAATCGTGTTTGGTCGTCTGGATGGAACTCTTTTACTGGATTCTTTAAGGGAATTTGGAATGATATTAAGCAAGCAGCACAAAATGGCATGAATGGCGTTATTAACGTTATTAACGCTGGTATCGGTGGAATTAATAAGGTTTGGAGTTTCTTCACTGGTCATGGAACCGGGCTAAAAGAATTAGGCCATGTTCACTTTGCACAAGGTGGAACTGTTCACCGGCACTTGTCTGTTATCAATGATGGCGATGGTCCTGATTGGAAAGAATTAGTCCAAACACCTGATGGCAGTCTATTTATGTCACAAGAGCGTAATTGGACCGGTTTCTTACCGGAAGGTACACGAGTCTACAGTGGTACTGAAACACGGCAGATCATGAATGCTGTGGGTGTTTCTCATTATGCTACTGGTGGTATTGTCGGCGCTCAACATTTCGCTGATGGTGGAATTATTGGCGAGGGCATCGACTGGGCTAAAGGTTCGCTTGAAAATATCGGTAGCTGGCTTGGCGACAAGTTCAGCGCCCTTGAAGATTTCTTAGCAGATCCGTTAAAGGCTACTAAGGGATTACTGGAAAAGGCAACCAGCGGACTGTACAAAGGCTTAGGCAACTTTGCTGATGTTGCGCATGGTGCAATGGATAAACTTACCCAGCCAATTGCTGATTGGTTCAAGAAAGGACTAGAAAAGCTTGAAGCTCAATTTGAGTCCGGTGGTGCTAGTCCTGACCTAATTCGTGCCGCCGCTGCTAAGATGCATGTTGCTATTTCTGGCGGAGATATTAGTCACATTATGAATGTTATTAAACATGAATCTGGTGGCAATGCTCGTGCTATTAACAACTGGGATAGCAATGCCAAAGCAGGCCATCCTTCTAAGGGTATTCTGCAATTTATTGATGGTACTTTTAGGAAATATGCCGTTGCAGGCCATACAAACATTTACAGTCCGTTCGATCAATTGTTGGCGATGTTTAACGATACGACTTGGCGATCCGATTTAACGCTTGGTGGTTGGGGTCCAACAGGTGGCCGACGATTTGCAACTGGTGGCGAAGTGTTCGGATTAACTAATGCAATCATTGGCGATAATCCAGAACATCACGAATTTATCTTAAATCCTTATGCGGTATCTGCTGAGCCATTGCTTGACAAAGCTTTTGAAGCTACTGCGCAAGCACAACCGGCTAACTCATCAACTGGCAACGGTAATTCTAAGCTAGACCAGATGATTGATCTTCTTGGAAAGGTATTAGTTGCTATTGAAAGTCAAAATACCGATATTTACTTAGACGGTGAGAAGGTCACTGATGATGTAAGTAAACGACAAGGTAAAACATGGAGATTGCGCAAGAATTAGAAAGGAGCATAAGCAGTTTGTTACAAGTATTTTCGGCAAGAACCGATAAGCCACACGCTTACGGTTACGGTGACATTCGGAGTCCGGTGTTCACCCCTTATGAATTTTCTATCAGTCCAGACGGTAAAAACTGGACGAGTTGTTTTGATGTTCCAGCGTTAGAAGGTGTCTATTGCACTGTTCCACCTGACGTTCAACCGGCTACTCGGACAAATAACTTGCGCAAGGTCGGTTTGCAAGACGGTTCACGCCTGCTGTCAACGACTTACGACACTCGTGACTTTACAATGTCGATGATGTATTCAGGCGTTAGCGAAACTGACGCAATGCTTGAATATGATGCACTACAACAATTTCTAATTAGTCGCGAAGCTTATTGGATCTGCTTTTCTAACTGGCATCATCGTATGTATTACGTTGTCGCTAAGATGGATAAGCCTACGTATAGCAACGAAAAGAACTGGACTTGCAACGTTACCTTTACTGATTTGTATGGTTTAAGCCGATCAATCGGTACTTCCCAAGATTACCCAGATGATGTTTGGGGAGTTGGTAACGATATGCCGGAAGGAGTAGATCCACAATATACGTTCACTACTAACACTTTTAGCGTGTATAACTTAGGGAATGTGTTAATTGACCCTGACCGGCGCGGACACCCCTTAAAAATAATCCTTGACGGTCATTCAGATGGCAATTTGAAGATTACCAATAAAACAACTGGTGATGCGATCACTCGTGCTGGGATGGAGATAAACGGAAAATCGGCCAATTCTTCTTTTGATGGTCAATTTGTTATTAATGGAGTTCGTGAAACACTTAATGGTAAATCTGATACTATGAACTGCACTCCCGATACGCTTACTCTTCAAATTGGCAAGAATGATTTTCAAATTGATAACTTCAAAGGCACGATTAAATTTGATTTCCCGATGTGGTGGTTCTCATGATACGTGATCAAGTTGTTTTAACAAATGGATTGGATAATTTTTCTAATACGCAAGGAGAAGCAGTTGACTATAGCGACTTACACGACTCATTCAAAGTAAATTATCAGTTAAGCTCTGCTTACGAAATCTCACTTACATTAACCTATACAGACCAATTTGCGGAGGCTTATAAGCTAGCAAAGATGAAGCGATATGTTGAATACGCTTATGACGATGGGACTCGTCAATTCTTTGCAATTCAGCAAATGGAAGAGGGTGTTGATGAGACTGGTCAACCAACATTACAAATAACAGCTACTCATGCACTAATTGATTTAATGAAGAATATCCGAATAGACCCCAAACAGCCAACAGAAGATAATCCAGACGTTAGCGGTTCGGGGCCTGATAGTTCTAGCGATTCAAGCGATGACAATAAGGACAATCAACAGCCAGGTACAACCGTGACTGTTAAGCAGACTGATGTTCAGCAAACATATAGTCTCGAAGAACAACTCCATAAATTCATCGATAATAATGATCAAGGAGTAAAACTTGCTATCTATGGAACCTTCCCAAAGATGGCAAACGAAGCGACAGGATCATTATACGAATGGCTAGGCTCTAATCTTGCGTCATATGGGGCGTTTTGGTACCCAGATGGCTATACATTACGGGTATATGACTTACCATCAATTCAGCACCGGAGTGATGAGACTTTCCGCTACTTAAACAACATGACGAAAGTTGATTTACAAAGCGATGGAAACGATCTCGTCAACGATTGCTGGGTTTATGGAGGTAAGGTTCAAAAGGATATTACTACTGTTACGGCAACTGGTGGGGTCAGCAACGGTGTCACAACTGCTGTTAATGGTGACTGGTCACAAGCTGCTAAAAATGCTGCTAATGTGATGGGTGTTTCAATGAACGATCAACAGTTAGGCGTGCTTTTGGCACAGATTAAGCTTGAATCTGGTGGTAATGATCAAGCTAAAGGTGGAACTGATGGATTGAGTGACGGCCCTGCTTTAGGACTATTACAGTTCAAGCAAGGGACGTTCAACTACTACTGTCGGCCACCATATACAAACATTATGAGTGGATTTGATCAGTTGATTGCGTTCTTCAATATTCCCAATTGTTTTGGTCAGATTACTGGTCGTCATGGCTGGTCTCCATCTGGGGCACCCCTTAGCAAAGCTACCATTCAAGCTAAACCGGCTACTGATAATAGTTGGGGCTGGCCTTTTCATGGTACTGGTGAAGGTTCATTCTCCAGCGGTCAATTATTCGGTGTTCAGCCTGGTGGCGGCTTCCGGCCAAACGGGTTCCATGATGGCCTTGATTTCGGTTCAGTTGATCATCCGGGTTCAGAAGTGCATGCGGTTCACGGTGGCACTGTTACCCAAATTAGTTGGGGAAGTGGAGGAATTGGCTATTATGTGGTCATTACTGATAGTTCTGGTTTGAATTGTGAATACCAAGAGGCATTTATTGAACGTAATAATATTTCAGTTGCTGTCGGTCAACAGATCAAAACAGGTGATGTAATTGGCGTTAGAACCAATAATCACTTGCATTTAGGAATTACGAGAGCAGCAATTCCAGGTGCCTTTAGTAAGGCATTTACTAATGACGGTACTTGGTTAGATCCGTTGCAAATCATTAAAAACGGCGGTGCTCCTAGTGGTGGTACTGGTAATAGCGGCGATAGTGGAACTACTTCTAGTACCACATCAGAAACCTACTACTCACTGTATTACCATTACGTCGACAAAGATAGTCAGAAACGCTACGGAGTGCATGTGGGAGCGCCAATCATTCAAGACAGTATCTATGATATGGATACGTTAAAAGCGTTTGTTGCTAACACGGTTAAACATGAACCGGACACGACTTTTACTACAACAATGGCCGATTGGCACACAGTTGCACTTGGTTATCAAATTAGGGTATATGCTCCCGAAATGAACATTAAATCATGGGAGACCTTAGTTGGCTATAGCGGTAATCCGTTTAATGAAACGCAAGCACCAGAGCTTACGTATAGGAACACAGGGCTTGAATTGAAGAGCTTTGTTGACGCATTAGCACAGGACTTGCAAAAGATAAATCGAAATAACAGCCTTCCGGAGAGAGGCGTTTCGATTGGAACCAAACAGGAAGACCACTTTGCTAATCCAAACAATCAAAAAGAAACAGGGCCAACAGCGCCAAAATATAGTCAAATTCAAATGAACCGTTTAGCTCAATTTATGCAAGGAAAGGATGTGACGTTAGATGGCAGATGATAAGACGACTGAAAGCAAAGACGACAAGCAACCACCTTTGCAAGCAGTTGCTCCAGATAACAAGACACCACAATTTGATCAATCCTTGATATTAAAAAGGATGATTGATCCGGTGAGCGGATTTTATCTGCTGCTATGTAGTGATGATAATGGGGTGACTTGGGTTCCTGAATATAGTTCTCAAGGGAAGATATATCACCAGCGTGACATCAATCGAATTGCCGAAATACCATTTGAACATATCACAATGAAGTCGCCTAATGGGACGGCTTTTTATTTATCCGTCAGTGATGATGGACAACCCGTATTCACGAAAGTAGGTGATAGTCAATGAGCTTTGAATTACCACATAAGAAGGACTTAGCTACTAATGCAAAGCTATGTGGATATTTAACAGAAAATTTTGAGGTAATCGAACGAGCATTGGTCGACACAGACGATATAAAAACTAAGCTGGATAAATTACAAAAGGCTTTAGGGCTGTCGGATGATGATTTAAATAATTTGTAGGAGGTGATTTTTTGGAAACTTTACCAAAGTTAAAACAGTATATTCCGGTTGATTTATTGCGGAGTCAAGATGAAACGATTGATATTGCAGATAGTTTTAAGGGCCGTGTAGGCGATGTTAATAGCTATCTTAAACTATGGGTTTACTCTAATGGCTTAGCCCAAGACATTCGTAATTGGCGAGTCCTCTTTTTTGGCACTGATCAAGAGCATAATGATTTTCGTGTCTATCTGACAATGGCTGATGACCAGAAGTTGGACCAACAGCGTATTGGGCGGGTAACGCTATACTTTCCAGATAATGTCTTTCAAGTTGGTGGTAAGTGGGAAGAGGCTTACCTTAGTTTTATTGATCCTAACGGCAATATTGTTTCGACGGTTAACTTTGAGCTAAACGTGTTAGGATCTAATTTCTATGC